CCCCATAATCTGTGTCTCGCCGAGATCACTAATAGTACCATCAGCAGCAGTCACATTAGGATTATCAAGTGTATACCCATTATACTGCTCAGTACCAGCAGTGGCCACAAACTTGCCATAAGCAGAGGCACTACCATTAATGTTATAAAGCCCTGTTGCTCCTAGATGTTGAATCTCATGAAGAGTTACATTCCAAATACTACCCATACCTGACGCCTGAAAAATCTCACGCCTAGTAACAGGGTCAATATCAGTGTCAGTCCACTCTCTGATGTCAGCAGCATCCTCTGGGGATACATAAAGATCAGTAAGTGTCCTGCCTGTCCTCTTAAATCCTACAATCATCTTATTAATTAATTCCTTAGAAAGATATCCAGCTCCAGCAGCAGAAGGTGCGATCTCATAAAGAGGTGCAGGGCGTGAACCAAGTAGCCCTTTTCCTGAGAAAGCAGAAGTAGCAGCAGGCATAATAACACGCCAACCACACTCCTCCTCATAATTTGCTAGATCTTTTGCGGCACGCGTTGCTGCTCTTGAGGCAATATCAATCCTGGAATCCCTTGCGTATGTAATTTTCCAGTCAGCTGCCGCATCAATAGTAAACGTAGGAACGTATACCTCTTCACCAATACCTTCGATGAAGTTCTGTGCAACATAACCAAGTCCTGGAAGTACCCATACTGGAATCTCAAAATCTTCTGCGACGGGATAAACCGCCTGAGCGCCCGGGCCTAATCTTTCCACTGTAAAGAGCTGACGCATAATAGAGTCGAGCTCGATCTTTTGTAGTATTGGAGTTGTTAAAGCAGCTGCAAATGCTCGATAAGCAGCCAAACCTTCAGGGGTATTAACCTCTGCGGTTGCTCTAAAAAGCTCCATCATTTCCTTTCTTTCCATAATTTCCTCCTAAATGTATTATAATAATTTTGGATGTGTATATCACATTAATCCAAAGTTTTTTAAAATCTAAACTAAAAGTTTAATTCTAATTGGGTATAGCGTGGTGTTAGCAATATTAGCAGTAGCTTTAGCAGCACTAGCTCCCTTAACTACTCTAGCAACAACAGTACCAGACGCGCCACTAATAGCTGCGCCAGTTGCTTTGTCAGTAGAACCATCAGATGAACCAACACTCGTTGTTACTCTTGCTTCATCAGCAGCAGCCCTCAAGGACTCACCTGGCGCTATTGCAGCAACACCATCAAGTGATGTGTAATGCACGGTGTCAAAAATACCGAGGTGCGCTACACCTACTGGTACCGATTTAGTACCCACAATCGCACCAGTGTTATCATAAACTGGTTGAGATATAGCATCACTGGAACCTAAATCACCTGGCATAACAAACCCAGTTGGATGTACACTGTGGTATCCAGCTTTAACTTTTTGCATAAGAAATCCAAACGGTGTTTCTGAAACATTGTGAGCCATTTTTTTTACCATTGCTTCTTGGTTAGTTGCGTCAGGATCAAGATACACTACAGAACCGGCATAAGCAATAACACCCCCAACCCCGGCAGCCCCAAAAGAAGCATTCTCCGCGTAGCTACAAAATTGATTCTCTACAACTGAATGTCTAGGAATAAACATACTTTATTTCCTCCTTATTAATTTCAATATTTATTTATTTATTTATCAGTCTTAGTCATACTAGCAGCCATGGCTTTACCCATATTAGCGTACTTAGTCAACATATCATCTGATGGTTTACTTTCAAAATTCATTGCAGCAGCCATACTCTGTCCAGGAGTAATTTTAGCTGGAGGAGTCTTTACGTCTTTATTAGACGCAGTTTCTTTCCCAGAAGTACCCTCTTCTTTGTCAGACGCAGGCTCTTGTTTAGAAGCAGCCTCTAGCTCTGCAGATACAGCATTACGAAGTTCTACACGGTCAGCCTTATAAGATGCAAACTCTTCATCAGTAAGTTCCTTAACTTTGGCGGTCTGTGTTTTAAGATCAGACAAAATAGCTACCTTCTCTTCTTTGAGTTCAGTCATTCTAGACTCAGCTACCCTATCTTTTTCTATACTCTCCAGTGCTTCTTTGGTTTCTACAAGAGAAGCCTCTAATTCCGTTACTTTTAACTGTGCCGCCTCAAGCTCAGTAGTAAGTTCGGAAATTTTAGTATCTTTCTCAGCAGTAAGTGTCTTAGAAGATACATTAGCTTCTTCTAGCTCAATCACTTTTGCTTCCAGTGACTGAGTAAGTGTTTCGATTGTTTCAGCAGACTCATTGAGTGCATCCTGTGTTTTTTGTACTTGTCCAGCCCTTTCTTTATCAGAAAAGATTTCTGTTACAATAGCTTCAATGTCTTGCTTTAATGTGTCTTTATCCATTAAGGTATTTCCTCCTTATAAATTGTTTTTTTTGTTATTAACTTTTGTTTACTCATTTTGGCTACCAACCTATTTTAGTAAAAATTTTAATACCCTTTTCCGCAATAGTTAATAAGCTATTTTAATTAATTATGGGTAACTCTGTGATGGTGCTCCAGTACCTCTAGTACTAAGTGTGCTTACATCAATTTTTGGTCCTAACATAAACTGTAAATTAAAATCTACATCTGCATCGGCTTTTACACTGGCCATTTTAATTTCGATTGTGTTAGCTTCAGTATCAAAAGCCACCCAATGATCTGAGCCTGCATTAGTTGTAGGTGTAGCTGTTACACTAGCGTAAGCAGCCAAGTCCATATCATAGAACTTAACCCCACTAGCAACAGTAACAAAGGTAGTACCACTTGCAACAGTAGCAGTAGCAGCCCACATAAACGGTACATTATGGTTATTACCCATATTCTTGAATACAGTAGCAGAATTTGCTGAGCTTGTAATCTTTACCTGTCTAGGTGTGCTGTTTAAAGAACCTGTTTGTGCTTGTCCTAAATCTGGCATTAGTTTTCCTCCTTATTTTTGTCAGTAAAAACTTTTTTGGCATTAACCAATGCTTTTTCTAATCTTAACAAACATCTCGAACTTTCTTTACTATCGAGTTCAAATTGTTTACCAGCTAGAAGCTTCTTTGTATAAGATGACGCCGTAAATTCTGCAATAAACCTGAGACAGCGCGGGTCAAGCGCATCTCTTGTATCAGAAGTACACGGAGAATCAAACAAAGTACAGTAGTTTTCAGCCAAAACAACATCGTGCTTATCAGTGAGACGTTTTTTGTAATTTATACAAATACCCACTGTATCATCATAATTTAAATTAGAGTTTTCTTTTTTATCTTCTATACTTTGGGAGGTTACATTAATACCCTCAACTTTTTTATCAATAACAGGTGTGACAACTTCTTCTTTTGTAGAACTATTTTCTACTAAATCAAGATCAAATATAATCGGTTTAATATCATCATCAGACGCGGTTTCTAAAATAACACTCGGAGGATTAGCTGGATTTTTAACAATCCCGCACCCAGAGAAACATATCCCTCTAAGTACTCTAGCTACAGTGCCTTCGGCTACCTCTTTACCACCTTTCATTATCTTTGCTGATTTTCCAAAAATACTTTCATCAGATAACTCAATACCTAAAGAGTTTGCTACAGACTTTGGTATAATCATATCACCTACTTTAATATCAAAGTCTTTAAAATAACATTCCATAGATACCTTCCATTCATTATTAGCAATTTCTTTTGCTATGTCTGGAAATCTATTTTTATAAACAATAGAACCTATTTGTATATGCATATCCTTAGTATCTAAAGTTGCAGTCTCAGTAGAGGACAACTCAGTAAGGTCAAGTGCTTTATGCTGATCATCAGTAAAAGCATGAGAATATAAATGACCAATAATCTCAGTCTCTTCATGTTCCACATCTAGTGCTTTACTAACAATAGTATTAGCAGCGGCTACTAGCTCTGACCCTAAGAAAAAAGCATGGTTAAGGTTTTCACCTGAGCTAACAAGAATGGCAGAAAAATAAGAAAGGTCGGGTTGTTTCTCACCAGGACCTGGTAAATTGATTACAGAAGCCACCTCCTTCTTTAATTCCTCTGTTTCCTCATCCATGTCGATACTAGCTGTTAAATAAAATTTATACTTATCTTCCATTATCCTCTCCTAGTAATTATTTATTCTATTTATTTCCATACTTCTCTCTTAATATCTCAAGAGCGCTATAAAAATCATAACCATTCATAATCAATTCTTTCATTTCATTATAAAACGCCACATAGTCTATATCAAAAGTCATTAATATTCTCCGTGAGTTTTTATTTATTATGAATCAACTAATTATTACTGACTTGCTTTTATATTATCTATTCTTTGGCATTTAAATCCTCTGTGGTGATTTCTACCATAAAGTGCTACCAATCTCATTCCTGAATCATTTAAATTATTCTCTCTACAAAAAGCACTTAAGTTTTTTATTACCTTATGAGTACCGTTAGGATACACTACATCCCAATACTTACTTTTTGATGCTACTACATTAACCACATGAGCTTTTGATTTTTTAACCCCACGACGCATAGTTGATAATTTTTTCTTAAATTCTTCAGACATTTTTTTACCAGTTTTAGCTTTGGAAATTTTACATTTAGTACTTTCCTTACATATTCTTCCTACAGTACCTTCACCACCTAAAGTCATATTATACCCGTTTTTATATGTATCATAATACTCGATGTAGTACACCTCTTTCTTGTCTAACTCAGCCTTTCTATTACAAGAACATAGAATTTGCCAAACAAAATTAGTTTCCCCGTATTTATTAATTGCCCTATGAAAATGAGTTTTTATATTTGATCTTGTAGCCAGATTTAAATGTTTAATTTTTCTTTTATTCAAAGAATGGATAGTTTGTCCTATATAAGCTTTATTATTTATCATATTAGTTACTTTATAAACAATACCGTCTATTTTTATATTTGAATCATATTTATACATATGACACCGCTTTTATATTATACCTATTCTTAAGCACCACCCGATGCCAACCTTTATGCCCCTTCTGACAAATACAATCTAATTTATAACCATTATTGACATACTCTTTACTAAGTAAAGTATAATCTTCTGAATCAAATGACTCTTTAACAAACGCATATGTAAGTCTCTTACTCATACCTAACTACCTCTACAGCTTCCAAAAATTCTGCGTATTCTATATCATCTAAAACACTTCTTGCGCCACCCAGAAAAGCCGAATACTGTTCATCATCCATAACACTTATATCCCCAATAGCCGCTGTCTTTTTTGGTTTAGTAGGCTTATTACCAGGTTGTTTGTCTGGGTTTGTATTAGGTTTTTTCTTTGTTTTAGTTTCACCAGCCGGTCTTCCTTTACTAGGTGTTCCTGTAGGTGATTTTTGCTTAGGCTGAACTCCTGGACCATCTGCTGCTTTTTGAAACGGGCTGCCAATTATACCAAAAATACCACCTTCTACTAAAGGCAACTCTGTTTGCATATTTTTTAATTCATTATCGTAATCAAAACCTAAGGCTTCTAATGCGGTTTGGTAACTGAGCATCCTTCTATCGACTAGCGAACTCAATGTGCTCATATATAATACCTCATCACGTAACACACTATCGTCCCAACGTATTTTAGGAAAACGATCAAAACCCATTGCTTCGGCTATTTGTCTATATTCCTTATAAATCCATTTCTCTACTTGCCGACGGGCATAATGAATCTCCTCCATTAGTCCTTTAGTAAGTAAATTTACTTCTGCTGCATTGATATCCCCTGTTCCATCTATTATGGCACGAGTTACAGCAAGACCTGCTGTCATATCCTCGTTTACCTGTTTGTACTTATCTTGCCCTAAAATAGCTTCAATCTCGGGCGAAACTATTTTTTGAATATCCAGTGTATGGTTCCATACCACATCAAATGCTTTTGATGGACTATTAAATAACTGAGCAACTGTCTCTAATTCTTGCTGACTAACGACTGGGTACTCATCATTACCTATGGTAATCTTTAGAATATAATTAGAAATACCATCAAGTGTACTTACATCAGCCTCTTGTAGTGATTGTTTATATTTTATAGTATCCAATATCCTAGTTACCCTAGGTCTTGCATAACGTTCATAAGGCTGTTTTCTATAAGTAACCATTCCCACAAGTCTCGAATCTAGTTGAAACTCACCGCCTTGCTCTGCTGCAGATTTAATCTCTTTAGGTAGTGACTTAATTAGTTCTTTTTCTTCTTCTGTTAGTTCTCCAGAAGCTTTTTGTAATAACTGACCTAGCTCTTGTGGGGGAGTTAATTTTACAGCTACTTTATCAAATAAAAGGTTACCTTCTATATTAACTAGTTGATGATTTAAAACTGTGTATGAGGAGGGAAGAAATCCTTTGGACCATATATTTTTTTTGGCGGCTTTTTCAACCTCCATTAACTGCTCAAAAGAAGCACCTTTTTTCTTAGCAGACTCGACAAGCTTTGCCACTTCCGCATCTTTTTCATCTTCAAATTCAGCATGTAATTTATGAAGCCTGACAGTTTCTGAAGCAGAGTCGCCTTTTTTAGTCTTCTGCCCTGGTACGGGTGATAAAAAAGATACTCTAGGTTCATACTTAGATAAAACTTTATAAGTTACAACATGTCCTATCTTAAAAAAATCAAGAAAAATCCACTCTAGTACTTCTTTAAAATCTACATCAAATGTCCAGGTATCATAAAACTGTTTGATATTCTCATCATCAATATCATTTTCAAACCCTTTCATTGACAAAGAGGCTAAGGCGTTTGTAGCAGAACCAACCAATGGATCAGTGTAATAATGTTTTTCTGCTTGTTTATATAGTGTTTTAGGGTCTTCGTCATAAGGATTTTTACTCAGGGCTAAATCCAAAGTTTGCCGTGAAGTATAGTCTCTATTTATAGTTGCAGCAGATTCAAGCCTAGGTTTAATAGCCATACCAGGTTTATCTAATATAGCTAGATTACGTTTATTTGGTTTGAGCATAAAAACAGATTGACCAGTCTCTCTATTTATCTCTAGAGATTCTATACCAGCATCTGGGTATCTATTTTGTAGATCAGAAGTTAGTTTATTTATATCTATTATATTATCATCTGCCATTTAATAACCTTTATCCTTTTAAAATACTACCAGGAGTACCTGATACTGTAGCTACAGAATCAGTAGATAATATCCATTTAGTAACATCTTTTCTTCCTATTATATCATCCATTGTCCAAGTAGCCTTACCAGATCTACTTTTGGTATAGTCAGCAGGCATATTATTTATCCACCAAGGTGTACCAATAGCTTCACCTCTATTTTCTTCTGACATATTCAATCCTCCTATTATTAAAAGTGGGTACCTGGGTAATCAAAAGCTTTATTTATTTTTTTACCATGTACCAAGGCCCCACTATATAAATACTCTAATTATTACAGAGGTTAGTTAATTATTACCTGTTAAATCTTTTTTAATTTGCTCAACAAGCTCAGTAAAACCAAAACCTTTACTCAATACCTTATCAAATCCAGCTACTGACGGTTCTATAGAATCAAATATATTAGAATAACCAGTCATAGCATAAATCTTAGCATCTTTAAATTTCTTCCTAAAAACTACACCTAAATCAACACCAGATAGTTCCTTACTTCTTAAATTAATGTCTACTATAAAAATATCAAAAGACATAGTCTCTATTAACTGCAGCGCTTCTTCTCCGGTTGTAGCTATTTTATAAGAGTAAGGAGATAGTGCCATAATATCTCTATATACTGATATTATATTTTTATCATCGTCGATAAATAAAATATTATAATTTTCCATTATAAACTTCCCCCTTATTTAATTCTTTTCTTTAATACCGCGTGGCCTAGTCCGTATTCCAATAGTGGGGGTGCTTGAAAACTTGAAGTGCCTTGAGATCCTAAATAATCAAAACTAGTCCCTACTCTACTACGCACTAAGCCACTTACACTATGAAGAATAGGACCATCTCCCTCTTCGAGTTCCCTCTCAACCTGTCTTGCTCCATGGGCTCCTAATATAAGTGCAGAATATAAATCCTTATTCATATGCTTAGTAGGAGTATCGAAATGCAATATACCAGTAGAAGTTTGAGTAACTACTATATTTAATAACTGTGATTTAAGCGTTATTATATTTATATAAGCCCTAGCTAATAAATCGTTAGTAGAATTAGATGGATTATCTGGAAATAAAAGACTCTTATCCTCAAACATAGCTTTTGTAGTAAAATTGGCATCAGCTATCCAAGTAGGATTAAAATTAACCATATCTAGTATATGTCTTCCTTCTAAATGTATATGATCTTGGTTTCCTCTATCAATAATAGGTTCGGTTTCTCCGTAACCCTCCTCTAATAAATCACATACTGCCTTTCCACCTCCGCCTTTATCCATGAATATTCTAATGATATTATATTGATTACAAAGTTGTTGTACTGATCTTGTAAGTCCTTGTGTGGTCTGCTTTTTAAGTTCTATTACATTAACTATTTTATTAGGTTTACCTATTTCAATAATAACCACACCACAACTGGCGCTTCCCCCCTGATTAGGGTCAATACCCATTATATACTGTTTATTAGGCGCTCCATTGAACTGTAAAGTAAAATCATTCCCTAAAGTACAATCATCTAATAGGGATGCCTTAAAAAATCCCTCTGAATCTGAAACCATGGCAGCTTCATATTCCATACTATACTCATGTCTAGACATAATACGTTTAGCTTCAGCAATATTATTATTATCCAAGAACCCCTCAGGTAAGTCCCAATAAGGTACTTGCCACACTGCATAATCACAATCCTTACCTTGAGCTTCAGCTTCCGCCACCATCTTCCAATGGTCCCTCATACGTCGCCACATATGATTAAATTTATAATACCCTGAGGAAGTCATTACCATCTTGTTAACTTTTTCCTCAGCAAAATCATCAGCAGCAGCAAGACCAGCATTAATCAAACGAGTCTGTTCCTCTAGTCTACGAACTCTTTCCATCGGTGCCAAAGAGGTTGCTCCCATTGGTCTTACTACCATATCCAAAGTTTGATCTGGAACTTGCGCTAACTCATCCACAAGAATTAGATAGAAACGTGATCCACGAATTTTACTACCATCTCCTAGTGGTAGTCCCTCAATATATGATGGAGTTTTACCAGCAACCGACTTAAATTTTAAATAAGCTGTGTCTGAACCACGAGTTGGTTTCTTTGCAGAAGCTTCTCTAAGAATTGAAGATTGATCATATAGTTTCTCTACTTCAGCAAATATCATTTTTGAATTGTGATTAATAAACCCGTTAGCCCAATAACAGTGTTCATTTTTTACTTCTATATCTATTGTTTCTGCAATAAAATAATTAAGTTCCTTAACCTGTACAAAATATAATTTATTATCTATTATTTTATTTAATTTAAAGTAATCTTCGTCTTTAATACCCAGTGACTCAGAGTATTTAAGCAAAGAAATTACTCTATTATAACTATAATTAGATTTTTTATATTTTTTATATTTATTTAAGTACCAAGACACGAAAACAGTATTACCAGCTATTTCTTTACATTTAGTGGCTAAATCCCACACACATTTAAATGACCCTGGTATGGTGTTATTAAAATCCTCTTTAGTAATATTAGCAATATAGTTATGTAAAAGATTATGTTTTCTTTCTAAACCAAAATCCACCTCATTGCTGAACATTGTAACATTATCAGTACCTGTAATACGTAACCTATAACATTCCTTACAAATATACGACTTATTCCTATTGACAAAATATTTGGTACACTCCTTACTTTTTACTTTAAATGAGCTTATTATACCAATATTTAATAATACAGATTGAATTTCTTTACATAATTTTTTACTCGTAGATACATAACTTACAACACATGACTTGTTATTACCAGATGTGTTTATTTCACAACAACCATCTGTATCAAAAACACCAGACAAGAAAGAGATTATACTTTCTTTGGAAGCTTTTCTTAATTGTTTAGGTATAACTTTATCTGTAGATGTAGTAGAAGACATGCCTACATTCTTAAGAAAATTCCAAAGAATTATACTATACACCTGTACTCTATAAACATTACCATATTTAATAGTGCGTACTCTGCTACCTTTTATGTTGAATTCTTTTTCTAGTATATATCGGTATCTAGTTACCAATTCTTCATCTTCACTACAAAAACCTACTTCCCACAACCTTTTTTTTACATTCTCATTTTCTATAAACCCATCTCCGCACAATAACCCTAATAAGTAAGAAAGGTCTTTACTCATTAGTGTAGGTAAAGTTATATCGTTAATATAATTACCATAAGTATTAGTTATATCATAATTATCTATACAGTTATCATCTCCAAAATAATTAAACCCTATTTTAATAGCAACAACGTCCTTCTTATTTAAATCCTGTAGCGCTTTATAGTCTAAATCTAGCTTATCATCTAGTACTAACACTTTATGGTCTATAGTACCTGATATTTCAAAACCTTTATCACAATTAACACTTATACATTCTCTTTCTGAGTTTTCCCACTTATTTAAAACTGTGTTAGGAGAATACAAAGATTGAATTTTAGTAACGCCTGTGTTTATAGAATTATAAAAATCCTCTGTACCTGTATTTAGTCCTTCATTTGTCCAAAAAGTTGAGTACTTATCTTCTTTTAGTAAGCATTGTCTAAATACTGGGCCAATTAGACCTACCCTATAACCTGGATACAACAAACAGCTTAATGCAGCTAAAGTACCGAGCATAAAAGTTTTTCCCACGCCACGTCCACAAATAGCTATGACGTAGTTCTTAAACCACATGTCTCTAAAAACCAATCGCTGAATAGGTGCTAAATCTACCCCTAGGAGCTCATAAGCGGCTGTACAAGGGTGAGCTCTATAAAACTCTATAAGTTCCTTACCTTGTACCAGCAACGCTTCCATGTTTTGTCTTTTTTTAGCCATTAGTCTTCTTCGCCTTTTGTTTCCTCTATATCAAGCCTGTTGCCATCATAACTTTCTCTATTTTTCCTCATCAACTTCTCTTCAGCTCTTAGTTTAGCCATACGTTTGGCTTGAGCTGCTTTTGCTTGCTGGTCATAGGCTACCGCTAAATCAACAATGGAGAAGCCTTTAAGCTCATTAGGATTAATCCTATCTCGCCTCCTAGAAGACAAGTTTTCTTTAAGTTTTTCATTTCGTTTATCAAGCTTCTCTATAGTAGCCGCCATATCAAGTTGTTTATCAGAGTCACCCTTAGTTTCTTTTAATAGTCTAAACGACAATACTTTATTCATAGACAAACTCATAATGTCATCTAGATCACTAGAAATTAACTCATCAGCATCAAAATCTGCTAAGTATACCTCTACATACTCTCCGTACAATTTCAACTCATCATCATCAAAAATATCTTTAGCTGGCAAAAGGTCTCTAACTTTTCTATGTGCTGGATGTAATTTTGGTCTAGCCATTATCTTTACTCCTCCATTTTTTGTTTGTACATTAGGAGTAATTCAGGAGTTAAAGAATGACCAAACATTTCTTCTATGTTTTCACCATATGAAATCTCTATTCTTAATTTATTCTGTAAAGACTTAAAAGTCAATACATCACGTATATCATCCAATTCCTCCTCTACATTTAATACCCACTCACACATATCATCATCAATTATTCTACAATAAGTATTTATAATTTCTTGTGATAAAGGGTCTTTTCTTCTAAAATAATTCTGTAAAGATCTTGATATTTTATTTTTTGTAGCCTCTTTATGTTTTTGTCCCTTCTTGGCTTCACTTATAGCATGCTTACTAGCTTCACTAAGTTTAAAACCAATAGGTCTACCTTTTCTACCTTGAGTTAGTCTAATCGGTTTCATAAGTTACCTCCGATACTGAAGAAAATTTATTACAACCACTACATATTACACCTACAGTAGCAGTCGTTCCATAAAGTATTTTACCACAATTATCACACCTAATAACGGAAGATCTCCCTTTAGATTTTAACGGTTTTCTAAACTCAAACGGTAAGTTTTTATAATGATCTGCAAACTTACTCTCTTTATGTATTTTCTCATTTAGTTTAGTAACCCCTCCTTCCGGTTCCCATCTTCTAGGCGTTTGCCCAGGTCTTAATTCCCCTGTACCTAAACTACCAAATGTATTATCTTTATTCATATACTTCTCCTGTTCAACTTTCGAGATCTATATTTAGAATTTTTAAAATATCTTCTATCTCTATATATAGAAGCTGCTTAGCTTCCTCTATTCCTAACTCATAATCCTCTTGTAATTTTAAAGGAACTACTACTGAGTCATTAAACCTTTTCCCAGGTTCAGGTCTATCCTCTATAATTCTATTATATACTTCTAAGTTAGCCTTATATTTCCTTACC